ATTGGATTGTTAAAACTAATTGTATAAGAAACATTTGTTCCAATGATTGGTGTAAAGAATTTAGCCATAGTTACAAGTGTAGTATTGTTTAAAATAGCTGCATCAACACCATCTACTAATCCAGTAACAGAAGAATGTCTGAAAGGACTATTAAAACTTTTTAAAGATGTATCATTGTAATTAGAAACAGCAACTTTAACTGCGGCTTCTAAGTCTGGCCCAACTAAAACTGTCTTTGTAGAATCAAACATAAATGTAACCCCCAGAATTAAGAATGTTGTTTCTGGATCAACAATCACTGGTGTAATTGATGCTACAGTAAATGGACTAAAGGATTTAACTAGCGATGATTTTTGAGCAGAAGTTAAGTTCTGTCCAGTATTAGATTTAATTGATATGTAAACTTTACCATATTGTGGTGTTGCAGTAACACCCAAAGATGAATCAAAACTTCCATCTTCTCCACCCCAAACTGAAACGGCTTGTGCATTTGCAAATAACTTTTTTGTAAATACTTGATAGTCATTTCTAGTCACACAACGCCCTTGAGCAGCATAGTCTAGTGGAGCATTTAGTTTTATTGAATCCATACTCTCTGGTTCAGAACCACCAGAGGCAGATTGTACAAGTGTAATACCAATGTCGGTAACTCCACTTATTGAACTTGGTGAACTAAACCCATTTGCACCATTAGCAGCAGTTTTGTTTGTTACCACATAATTCATTATTACTATGTTTCCATCTGTCAACGCTTTACTTACAACACCATCTCCAAAGTAAATTTCAAACCTACCCCCATCAACTTCTTGTAAAAAATAAACTGGACTATTAATTGAAAGTTGTGATATGTCAGTTGCTTTTGTAAATGTTGAAGTAAATGTATCCGATGTAGAGTTTTGTACTGTCACACTTAATGTAGTGGTGTCTGCTCTGTTATCGGTTATAGTAAATCTTTGTTCTGTATCTGTATTATCAACTATATATTTTGTTGTAACATAAGTTCCTTCATAAATTTCTGTGTTATCAAAGTTAACAATGTTACCAGAACTAGTCGAGTTTAGAGTTGATATGTTTACAAACTGATATGATACCCCATCTACTGTTGTAGTAAACTTTGTTCCAGCAGGCATTGTAGCTGTAGAGTTAGTTGTTGTTAATGAAACTCCTATAGATGCTCTTGGAGCACGACAAGAAGATGGTTCATATCCTAAAGTCTTTGCATGTGATACTACAGAACTTCTTAAGGCCGCACTGTCTAGAAACATTTCATTCGCCAACATGTTTGCGTTGAAACCTAGATAGTGAGTGTTGTATGCAAGTGTATCAAGAAGAACACTCATACCACTTCCCTCAAAATCATAGTCTCTAAATTCATTTTGGTTTTTTAGAAAAGATTTTAGGTTTGCTTTGATTTCATCAAAGTCTAATTCCGTTACTCTTACTTTTTGATTATTACTATCTGCCATCTTATCTCAATCTTTCTAAGAATACCGTTAAGTCTACTAACTCTGTCGGTGTGTTAACAACATAAAATTCTATTTTAATCTCATAGGCATTACGATCTAAATCTGGTATCGCAGTTACACCTACAAGTTTTGCTCTAGGTTCAAAATTATTAATTACATCTTCAACTTGTCTTGCAATAATTTGAGCAGTAAATGGAGTCATTAACTCAAATAACATTCCCCTAATTCCAGATGCAATCTCTGGGTGAAAAGGTTTTTCATAGTAGTCAAGTTGGACTAGATTACGAACACTTCTCTTTACCGCTTGAACATCTGTAAGTGTATTTATATCGCTATTAGATGTTTTTCTGCTAAAGAATAAATCTAAATCAGAGTATTGTCTATTATTCCTAGATGTGTCATTATTTAACTGAGCATCATATTGCGACATTTGTAATTCCTTTATTAGTATTTATACTATGCACCAGCACCATGTACAGTTTTTAATGTTGAACCAGAACTATTCTTGATGAGTAGTGTTGATAGACTTTTCATTTCAGCAGAACCTACAGCATCATCTGCAAGTTTATCTTGTGTTACAGCATTGTCTGCCAGTATCGTACTATTAACTGTACCAGTAGAATCTGTTTTAACCAGTGTATCTGGATACGCAGTTGTAGCAGTCGGTAATGTTACATTTGAAACAGTAGTTAAATCTAGAGATGTTGGTTCTGCCGCAGTTATACCAGATGAAATTGATGCCACGGTTTCTCCTTGAGCAGATGTTACTGAACCACTTCCACCAATAGGTACAGTAGTAACTCCAGCAGCAAGTCCAGCATTATCCACATGTTGATGTCCAACTAGAGATATATTACTTGCAATTACATCGCCCGATGTATAAGTCGTATTACCAGTAGTTGCAGTATGAGTAAATGTTTCAGTTGTTTCATTATGTGTTGTATAAGTTTCGTTCATAGTTTCAGCAACTATGTTAATTGTTTTTGCTTTTATATTTAATGTATCGTCTACTGTTAGGTTCGCCGACCCCTTAACATGGACGAAATCATTTGCATGAATGACTTCATAATTGTTACCCACCACCCTTGTGATTTTTGAACCGTCTGGTCGCATTTCATAGAATGTTCCAGTTCTATGGTATTCGTGTATTCTCTCATTGCTCGATGTGTCATCGTATTCTTTGATATGGCCAGTCTCTGATTCAAATACATGGTTGTAAGGATACTTGGATGCTGAATGTGACCCAACTGGTTCATCCCAAGGTTCTCCACTTGCAACGGCAACTTGCTTATCTCTTTTGGATTCTTTAAGTTGGATAATTTCATGTGGTTTGTCATCGGCTCCACCCTTCGCTAAACGGTTGACATCACTTTCATTTAAGTGGGTTGATAAAGGATAGTGACCATTTGGATCATTGAAACCTTTTGTTTTATCCGCTGTTGTTTGTGGATAGCCTGGTAGTGTTCCAATAATTACTGGTTGTTGTTTTAATTCAGCATCTCTAAAGAAACCAATAACCCATGTACCCTCAACCATGAAAGGTATACTCACACCCTTACCATTCATAGATGGCGTTGTTATCGGTAACATTATGTGAGCCCAAGGTAATGACGCTGTAGGGATTTTCACTTTATCTTCTGTGTGAAACCCTAAGCATCTTACACGGACTCTTCCTAGTAAAGCTGGGTCGTGTCTATCTTCAACGACACCAGTAAACCAGACGAATCCATCTAGGCCCATGAAATTATTTGACATGCTGACTCCTATTATATTATTATTTATAAAGGATTATCATCTTGTTCTTTGGATTTGAATCTAGGTTTTTCTCTCATAGTTAATTGAGCGTGAAACTTTTGTTTTACTGGTTCTTTATCTTCACTATAATTTATCATCATAGATATTGCTTTGTAACCATCACCAATAAAAAGTAATAGATTATTTTTGTATAGTCTGCTTTTGGTTGTAGTTGTTAAATCTATTTCCATATCTTCGTGTTGAAATATTCCCATGTTATTTTACTGCTTCATTAAGACTATCTATGACACTTCCAATGTTAGGTTCTGAACCAAATGGATTATACTTACATTTATATTGTCGTGGACATTTATTTTCGATAGCCATTTCATAGGTTTTATTTTGTCCTTGATATATACAAACTTCGTCACCAGATTTAGTCTTTACTCGTTTCATGAGTCTGCAAGTAACCATCTTTGGTAGAACTATATCACCCCTTTGAATCTTCTGCTGACGAGTATAATCCTTTTTACTACCAATAGTTTTTGCACCAGCAATTGCAAGTGTGGGTATAAGTAATAGTAATGCAATGTACTTAATCATTTGTATATTGAAACTTTCTGTGGGTCTACCTTACGAGGTTCACATACTGCTATATACTTTTGACTCTTAGGTTGATCTTCACCAGCTCTTCTATTAGGAACTGCTGGTTGTCTGTTTAATCTTTCTGCATAATACTTGCAGTTGTCTATACTATAGAAGTGCATATCTTGACTAATTATCTTACCCCCCAAATATAGTATCAATAAAAAAGCGTGTGTCATTATCCCAATCTTGAATAGTAAATTGAACCAACAAATATACCGATAATCACAATAATAGAAAGTGCTACCATACCAATCATTTTTAAAGCATCTATAAACTCTTTATGTTCTTTTGCTTTTTTTATTCTCTCTTGTCTTTGTAGTTCTTTATGTTCTTGGATTCGTCTTGCTCGTTCTTCCATAATCTCTCGCCAAGTATTTGGGCCGAAACGTAAGTTAATCATTTGAGATATTTCTTGCAGTTGTTCGGCAGCTAGTCTGGCGTCAATTGCTTCTCTTGCAATATGTGTAGTGTCAAACTGTTCTCTAACACCCAATCCTTTTTTAGAGTTTGTTCTATTGACTTCATCGTTACCTCGTAGAAGCCCATCTATGGCTCCACCGATTTCACTAATATCTTTACAAGTGTCTAAATTTGATTTGATGAAATCTACACTGGCCTTAACCAAGGAGATCCCAGCAAGTATTTCTGCTATAGGCATATATAGTCCTCTCATCTCTCACCAAAAGAGTTCAGAACTATTTATAAGAAACTACTTTATTAGTTTAGCGTCATACTCTTTATTTGTGAAATCATTCATTTGATCGAGATGAAAGGGTAAATCTTGATCTCTTATAAATTGAATGTCCAAGTGATACATAATTTGTCTGTTTGCAGATAGCTGTCTATTTCTTTGCATTTGAACTATTGTGTTGTGAACTGATTTGTAAATAGCGTCACATACTTTACATGTTTCTTGCCATACGGCTGTGCTGGTAGCACTCATTGTGGTTCTCCCTAATGTGTGAATTATAATCTTTTTGATTACACTTATATTTATACTGGAACGACTGATTCTAAATCGAACAACACTGTTGTCTAAATGGAAACAGTCAACAACCTATGGATTTAGGATCGTCATCATATAACATAGAGTCTTGATATCCATTTGGAATAGTACTTTCTGGTTTTGTAAACTTAAAACTAATGTTACCAGCAACAACTATTCTTTCATTCTCTGATTCACTCTTAGGAACAGAATGTTTTATATTACTTGGAAAGATAATCAAGTCACCTATCTCTGGTTCAAAAACTTGTTTGACTTCTGGAAAGACAAGTGGTGGTGAAGTCTTATCTACTTTACTATAGTAACACCAAGACCATAAAAATGGCCAATGTGTATGTTCAACAACTTCTTCTGACCATCTTTGAACATTTCCCCAACACTCACTATTATGTAATTCAAACTTACCAGACATCTTCTCGCACTCTATCATAACGAGGTTTGTAAGTCCTTTAACACAATCATCTTGTTCGTGTAGATACCAACTTGTCATAGTTGCTTTTACATTTGATAAATGTTTATCATCCGTTGCATGTTTACGAACGGCTTCTTGTATATGTGTATTCTCTACCTTGTCTAAAACATTAAGATGCACAAGAGGTACACGAACACTTGCATCGAACATACTACTAGAACTTTTTAATATATCCGTTAAGCCCATTCTTCCGTCCTCTTCTCTTTTAGTAAATTTATTTTTTTATTACAGACACGATAACATACTCTACATGGTTTGTCAACCCAAGATTCTTTTAGTTTAGTAAACCACTGATTAGTCATGACTTTTGTTGCACCATATTTTATTGCATCATGTGAATCATCTTTTAGTATCTCACCTATAAGTCCATCTTCCTCAACTGGATACGATGGTTTGAAATAAGTATCTTTGGTTCTCCATCTGTGTATTGAAGCACCAACCCAACAACAAGGAACTATCTCACCAGTGTAGTTTACAAATATCTCTTCATAATCATCTTGTAAAGCTTTACACGATATGTCTAGGTTCTCTGGCGGCCAAGGTATTGTAGAAAGGTTTGGCATCTCCTTTGTTGTTGTCTCTTCTAATTTATGATCCACCCCATCTAACTTATATTTTTTGTATCCTTTACCATTGTGAAATCTTGTGGTATACACAGAAATAAATTTTTTGAATCCATACTCTTCCGATAATCTCTTTGCTTCTTCTAGTTGATGTTCATTATGTTTGAACACTAGGAAAGACCATTCTGCATTACCACCAGCAGATATAAATGATTTTGCATTTCGTATAATCTTATCGTAGTTTGTTCTATGTCTATACAATGCATGTGTAATATTATCTGTACCATCTAGTGCAAACACAACTCTACGATTTTTGTTATTAAACATACTTCCGAAATGATACCACCATTCTTCTGTCTTTAAACTTCCGTTAGTAGTAACATTAAGTATTATCTTTGGATTATTAAATATGAAGAACTCTACAATCTCATGTAAATCTTTAGTTGCGATAGGGTCAGAATAGTTTCCGACAAATCTTACATTTGATATTTGGTGTGTATTCCAGAACTCATCATCAAAGATTCTTTCTATATCTTCAAGTCTAAGTTCTGTAGTTTGCATACCAGCCTGTAATCTTAATTCACCATTAGCAGAAGTGTTTCTACCACACTGTGGACACATGGCATTACACTTGTTAGATAATTCTATATGAACCTTTAAAGGTTTTCCGCTATACATTTACCACCATCCTAACAATCTACCATTGCCTGTGATAATCATAAGACAAGTTACAATGTGTAATATAAACCAAGGTGTTCTCATGAGTAGATGAATGTGATCATCCTTCTTGTCATTATCATATGCACGACTACCCATTGCCTTACACCAATGTCTCCACAACTTGTTCATCAATCCATTTCCGTAGGTCTTAATTGAGATTCTTTTAAAAGTGATAAAGAAGCTTGTACAACTCTTTGGGGATATTTAATATCGTATCCAGTTCCTGCTTTAAGTGATTCTAAATCAAGTAATGGTTTGTGCCAGTGTTCTAATGTATCCCACTTCTCTATGAGTTGTTTACATATGTCATCATATTCTGTATCGTCTATTAGACTTTCGTTTTCTTTGTAATAACAATATGATAACATTAAATAATAAGGAACTAACATGTTAGGATTTGTAAGGTAAGGTTTCTTCATTCGCCAACTCTCATCCATTTTTCACTAGGCCGTCCTCTCATCATAGTTCTTTGGGTTCGCATGTCATCATTATATATTACAGTAGTATAGATAAGACCACAAATTAAATAGAATTTTAAAAAGAAACTAAACACCGGCAACTTTCATACATATGAGTATTGATATAACTAACATAGTCAGTACCAGATACTTTTTATCTTGATGAGGTTCAAACATCACA